CGCCCTTCGGGGGTCCCTTCCCCCCCTATGCACCGGTCAGAACGTGCGCCAATCGTGGGACTGGGGCAGATTTCGGTTAGTGGGGGGTAAATTATTTTTTGGCTCTGCGATGTGGTCAGACTTTGCGCGATTGCAACAACGATGCGCGAGTTGTAAGTTCTCAATAGCTGATGGGTTGCCGCCCTTAGATACTGGAATGATATGGTCTATCGTCTTGCTCATCGGATGCGGGGGCTTTAAAGATTTATCAACGGGCTTCCCGCAAATTCCGCAATAGTCTTGCGTCGCGTAAATTATTTTTCTGTTCGTTTCGAATTGCTGGCGGTGTGGGCCGTCCCTGTCCGGGCGGTAAGCTCTAGCCATGTTCAACCCCTAAATGATGCTATAAAAATACCCCGGGGGTATTAACCCGCCGGGGCGTTGATATAATTTGCTAGGTACACTATAGCATATGGCAAAGAAAAAATCTTGTCAAAAGTTGTCAAAAGTTGTCAATATTCAAATATTTGTGGGTGAATTCCTGTAATGCTTCGCCGTGAATGTGGGTAATACGAACGTATGAATAGTGCATCTTATCCGCGATATCATCAAAGGAGAGGTAGTTTACATAGCGCTCCAATAATACCTGTGAATACAAAGGATTATCAAGGCCGGTTATCTTTCCGATTATATCGGTGCGCAGCTTCTGCATTGCTAGGATATCTTCGCGAATCTTTATAGCCAAATCGATCCGGCGGTCGGACTGTGGGAACGCGTCCCCGCTGGGCGATGTTTGCACCCTGTCGCGGTCGTAGGATATGCCGGAAAGATAAGTATATTCCGCATCCAATCGGCGCAGCTCATCTTTTCGGGTTTCGATGCTTAATTCCGTCCATCGAAGGGTGCGCAAGTATTCTTTAGCTGTCATCCCCCGTAATCCCTCCAGTATTTAATTACAAGCGCCACGACAACAACGAATCCCGCCGCCGTAGTAATGGCGATAAAGAACGCCACTATTGCGGCGCAAGTCAGAAGAAAATCAATCATTCGTTCGCCCTCCTGTTCCATGCCTCGATAGCCCGTTCCGGTTTCTCCCATGCATTCCATTCATGCGGTTTTAACCTTGCTCTGAATATTCCGATTGAGCATTTCTGACAAACAACGGATATCGTTCTTGTTCCGTCATCTGTCTGCGCATACATCACAGCAGCTTCACCGCCGCAAAATGGACACTGTTTCAATTCGGGCCTCATTCGCTCACCTCCCGGCGTTCTGCATAACTGCAATAATCATCATCTTTCATTCCCATAAAACCATGCGCCATATTGCAATATTCCGTGTCTCTCAGTTTGCAATCCCGGCACCGGATGATTTCGGGCTGTGGGATGGTTGGCATGTTGTTAATGTCTGAAATCGTCTGTTTTAGTACGGTGATTGCGTTGATGCCGTCCACCGTATCCCAATGCCACAATTCTTCCTTGATGCTTTCTACAAGCGCATCCCCATCAATCAGTCTCATGTTTCCCTCCTTTGTACGGCTCCGGCAGCGGCATCCATGCAAGCACCCGCCAATATGCTCTCGCTCCTGTCAATTCCCACCGTTTCAAGCGTTTCTGATATTTTGCGTATGTTACCCGATTAGTTGCCCCATTATACGCAGTGACAGTATATGTTCCTGACTCTTTTGGCAACCTCTCACTGCACGGAATCCAGCGCTGTTCTGGCTGTGCGGATGGCACACCGTTAATCCAATCATCAAGCCGCTTTTTATTGCTATCCGTTCCCATGCGGTACATAAGGTGCATATGCAACGAATCAATCGCCGCCTGTCGGCTGATTAAATCTATCATTTCTTCCCCCTTTCCCCGCGCATCCGGCGGAGCATCCGATTATCTGCCGTCACCAGCGGGGTTAATCCCCCGCCGGTGTATCGGCTGATGTTTAACAGCTTGCCCGTGCTGTTGTGCTTTGTTTTGCTTGCTCTTTTCATGGCTTCACCTCATGTCATCGCCAGCCAGTATTGCAACGGCCTTTTCGTCATCAATTTCGCCGCTTATCGGGCACCAATGCGGGCGCTTGCCGTATGGGTCAACCGGCGGATGACAGCAGATCATGCAGTCATTCAAGTTCCGGTTAAACATAAAGCAGTTTATACAGTTCGGCGGCATGGGCCAATCAACTAATAACATGGTTTCCCCCTTTTTCATCAATCAAAAATTTTCGAATAAACCGGTTGGCGTATTGCGGGTGTATTTCACTTCGTTTTTCATAACGCCGTTCCCCGTTTATGTTTGTAAGTGTCTGATTCGGTACGAAATCAATTGGTTCCATGATAAGATTGTTTTTGGGTTTGAATCCTATAAACCAATACTGTGTAGGCTTTTTCATGCTGTCCCCGTCGTTTCGTCTGTCGCGGTCGATTATCGCCGGTTTTAAACACCAAAAATCTGTTAAGTAATGCGGCTTTGTAAAAGGGTTTTCTATCACAAGCCGCAAACCGCGCCGCAAACAGATAAGCGCCATCATACTAATTGTTTCATAATTGCGGTGCAGCTCATCATGTAACTTCATGCTTGTTAATAGCTTCTTTTCATCCGAATCATTCCGTTGTTGCAACTGTTCACCGCGAAATCTAAGCGGAATAATTGCATTAAAACGCGTACAAGGGAAAAAGGCCAATATAAGATCCTCCTGGGTGATGCTGTCAAATATTGATGGATTCCCTTCGTACCCCCCCCTAATTTCTGAAAATAGATCTATTTGTTTGTCAGTTTCCCCGTAATCATTCAGAATATCGTAATCGTAAGCATCATATCCCAGTTTTCGAAATTCATTCTTGAATGTCCCGGATTGCTCAAACAGGCAATGAACCACCAATTAACATCGCCCCCTTTATTCTGTATACCCCATCGGATCAATTGGCTGTTTGGGCGGCTTGATTTCGCCTAGAACAATAGTTGCGCTGTTGGCGTTCCGTTCGGCGTTCATCTTGTTGGCAATCTTTAACTGCCGCTCGATGCCCTTTAAAGCCTCGATAATCTGCTTTACATTGTAATCCGTTAATCCTTCACCCATCGGAACACCTCCCCGCGCTGAACGCCTTTTTGCAAACAAGCAGAATGTGAATTCATGTAAATGTCGATGTGCCGCCCGGAAACGCCGCGATCCTCTACGATGAATTCGCCCTGTCCGGCGATAAGGATCCGTGTCCCCAACGGAAGCGCCCCACACGCCACGGTGCGACCCTCTGCGGGCATCGTGCCGGATGCCGTAGGGCCTCCCGACCAGCGACCGCAACACTTGCGGCAATTACAGTAAAATGTCAGCTTGTAATCCCCGATATCGACCCAATGCCCCGCCGGGGCGGTTACATCCTCTGTTACAACCTCTGTTTCGCCGGTGTCGGCAAGGCATACAAGCGGCGCGCCAGCGGCAGCGATTGCACAACCAACAGCCATCCCGGCAAGGCGCAACATAAACTTTTCAATCATTCCATTCTTCCTCCAACATATCATCGTGTAAAAAATCTGCCCGGTCGAACGGATCCGGCAGCTCTGGCGGCGTTGGTTCTGAAAACAGGCCATCATAGGGTTCGTGCTTCCGTCCGTCTTCCGTCAGAAAAGGCATATCGTTTATATGGTCCTCAATCTTTAATGTGCAGAAATCAACGGCGGCATTTTCTCCCGCCGGGAAATATTCGCCCATCCAATCAATCAAGTCGTACTTGTTAATATATCGATTGGTTTTATCAATCGGCTGTTCAAGTATCGACAGCGCCGCTTGAAGGGTGGTTAAATCGCGTTCATCCGATGCGCTCCATGTGCCGAACCGGCTTTCGCGTTCCCGTGCCACCAGGCGCCCGCCTATCATGGTTTTAAGATTCGCGGTTATCTGCTTTATATCGCGCATCGTTCGCCCTCTCTTTCCATCGGTATCGGTGCGCCCTTCCGGTAATGCAAGGCAATTTCGAACCACTTGACCGATTCACCATCCGTGAAAACGCAAATATGTGGCATTGTGTACTTGACTGTCAACCGCCCACTAACAAACACGGTGTTTTCACTCGCGAACCGCCGGACAATCGGCAACACATCGCCGGGCTTTGTCCGGGCCTTTGCCGCCATGACTTCCCGCCGCGATATCCCGGTGCCAATGTTCCGGGGGTTACGGACTGGATGCGGCGCGATGCTTTCCCCCTCTTTCAGTTCCGGCTCTTTCGGTGTCTTGCGCTCATACTTAGCTAACAGCGGCTTGTATTCGTCCCGGTTGATGATATAGCCGGTATAAATCGCCGCTTGTGACGGTCCGGCAATAACGCTGATGGTGCGTCCTTCGCGTTGTAAGGCGTTTAAACCGCGTTTTATATCCGTAGCTGATAGATTTGTCATGTGTGTTACATCAGCACTCTTAGCGGCCCTTCCGGCATCGTTAACGGCCTTTATAACGCCCATAACAACATCAGTTCGTGCCGTGGGCCATTCGGCGCAGCTCCCAACCAGGCGAAAATAGGTATGCCCGGCAGTTCCGGCGGTGCGCGACTCTATGCGCCCGTCAGATGTTAAGATATCCACCTGTTTATCGAATCGCGTTCGGCCTATTCTCATTTGGTCAAATATTCTTGTCAGCGTTGGCGCGATATCGCTTTTCTTGTGGTACGCTTTCAACAGATTTATGATTTGCTGGCGGATTTGTTCGTCCGTCAATACGGCATCTGAATTTATCATCTTTTTTTATTCTTCCCCCGTGTTTTGCTTGCAATACCGTTCCGGCGTAAGCGGGATATCTTACGGACACAGAATCCGCCCGCGTTCCGTCCTTCTCGGTAAAATACATATCTCTTTCTTTGCTTAGTTTTACTAGCCGTTTCGCCCGGTCACGGGCTGCGGCGGTATCCGGCTGCTTCATGATGTACGCCTTTCCAATTCGCTCACCAACACCGCGCCCAGCTCATGCACGAATTTATAATTATGTCGATGCCCGATATCGGTAAGCTCTGTTATGCAAACATCCCAATCAGTTTGGGTTAAGCTGGCGGCGTTATCCCGCCATCGTTTAAACCATACGTTTATAATTTCGTTCATCACCGCCCGAAATTCATCATTCGGGATCGGGGCATCAGATAAATTCAATGTTTTCCTCCCATCCAAAATGTTTATATTCGGTCAGCTCGTTTTTTAGGCGTTTGGTGGATTCCTCAAACCAAAGCGGTATGAATTCATCCTGTGCGCCCAAATCGCGGTTTTTACAGATTTCTATTACGTTTGTACTTGTGTAAATATCATCCGTCGGTTTCCATCCGAATTCTTGCCGTGTAAACTTTTGAAAATCATGGTTGTTTCGGTGGATGATAAAGGCGTTATCAACAGCATTCGACAAATCGCCGGATCCGCTGACATCATCCAAACGCAAGAATCCCATTGCTTTTCTAGGATGAGCGACAAATACAATGTGTGTGTTGCTAAGTTTCGCCAGGCTTTCCAGCGACCATATAAAACGCTTTTGCGCTTCATATTTATCGGTGTTGGCCCCGTCCAATTCAAGCGCCATCAGATTATCAAGAATAATTAAATCTGCGCGGCTTTCCTGTGCTTTTGCTGTCAGCGCAATTAATATCCGCTGAAAGTTATTGCCGTGTTCGTTGTTGTAAAGCCATAACCGCGACCCCATCCACCCGGCAATCTGTTTTTTTATCTCATCCGGGACATAGAAAAATCGGGCGTGTTCTGCACTCTGAACAACGTGATTCTTTCCGGCTGCTTGCAAGTACAACCAACGCATATAATTTGTGTCTGTCAGCTCACCGGAATAAACTAATACGGTTGAACCGGCATCGATGGCGCTTAATGTGATTTCGCCTAAAAGTGTCGATTTCGCCGAACCACGCAAACCGCTAACCAATGACACGCACCCTTTTTCAAGACCCATCAGATTTCTATCAATCATCGTGATTCCGGTCTTGACGAATTCCCGCCGTTTTTCCGGCTTTGACAGAATCATTTCTGCCGTCTGAAACATTGGTGATTCGGGGGTTTCTTCCGTCATCGGTCTGTATATGATTTTCTGTCGTTCGGCATTGTGCCGCCGCCATCCTTCTTCTATTTGGCGGTCCCTGTCGTTTATCTGTTGTTCGTATGCCGTCGGTTCAAATAACACCCGGACATCTTGCCACGTTCTACCAGCGCATGAATTGTGCAAGCACTTAAAACCAATGGCGCCGCTGTTAAGCTCAAAGATTGCTGAATCCGGGGCGCGGTGGTTACTATTAAACGGGCATTCATCAAGAACGTATTTCGTTCCGTCTTTGTATTTCCGTTCTTTGTACCGGATGCCGTGCTTTGCCATCCAATCACGGATGTCAAAGGTTGACGGCGTATAGTTGTTATATTGGTGTGGTTTGATTTCTTCATGGGGGACTGCCGCCGCCAGCTTTTCAAGATAAACCTTTGGCGTTTGTTTCAGTTCGCCGGGATCCCCTATGATGTGACTCATTCGGTGCGGCCTGTCTTCCGTGTTTGCGCCCTTCTGCGCCAGCGTTCCGTATAACTTGCAAATTCTCGACGGGTTAAAGTTCACAATATCGATATGCACCGAATCGGTGCTGAACATCATATCAAGTGATTTCAAGCAATCAGAAATCAACTGTATGTTTTCATCTGTGTTCAGTAACCCTATCTTATAAAGCAGATGAACGCCGTTGCCGCTGAACGCTTTTAGCGGTTCTTCAAAGCCAATGCCGCTTAGATAATCCCGGACGCGCCGCGCCAGGTCAAAAGCCTTTTTGATTTCATCAGCCGTTGCGGAAATACCGCTTGTCCGTTCCGGGTCGAAATCGACGAACAGCCAATCGAAACCATCTATGTCTTTGTCGCTGGTGGCTTCCTTTGTCTTTTTAAACCGTTCGGAAGCTGCGCGGCTTAACAGTTCCGGCTTTACCCGGTTAACGGTGATATAAACATTCTCCCCGCGCAAATCGACAGTATCAAAAGCGGTTATCAACCTTTCGGCATCGCGAAAGTATCCGCTGATACCTTTTCCGGGGATTCGGATTTCGAACACTTCGCCATCCGGCTTCAATGTTGCAATTGCTTTCCGAATCTCTGCGGGGTTAATCAAGCCGTCATTCTTCATAATTCCGGTTCGCCCCCTCCCCCGTATTATTATTTCTTACATTCTTTCTTACATTCTTTCTTACATTCTTTGTATGTGGCGCGGTGCTGTCCTCATTGGTGTCCTTATTGCTGTCCTCATTGCTGTCCTTATCGCTGTCGCGCGGATCTTGCAAAACCCCATAGTTTATAAGGGTTAGAAGTGTCCTGTTTACTGTCGCATCCCGGCGTATCATTTCCATGTCTTCCAGCAGACGCAAAAAGCGCAAAGTTTTGTCTTTCCCCCAGCGCCAACGCGCCGCCAGTTTTCGGACGGAAGTATATATTTGGCCGCGTAAAATGGTTATTCGCGTCTTGCCCATGATAAAAGAAGTATCTTTGTGGGCAGCCATCATAATCAAATCAATCCATGCGGAACGCATATCAAAAGGATCATCACTATCCCAAATTTCGGAATCTTGCATGGAGCGCCACAGAAGGACATAACCTCTTTTTTTATTCACGGGCCGCCCTCCAATATTTCCATGATTCGCCGCCCTGTTTCGGACTTGTCGCAGAAAAGAAACTGTATATCATATTCCTTTTCCATAGTCCGCATGGCTTTATATAGCTGTGGGCCATCTGTTGCATTAGGATATTTTTGTGTTCGGCATGGTCTGCCGTTCACAACAGCAAATTGCATGATATCCAGGCGCGGATTATGCCAAAAAAAGACATCCTCTAACCGGGTGATTCCTTCGCCGTTTTCGCACAGGACAATTAGCTTTGTCCCGTGCTTGACGGCGCGTAACAACTCAGCGCGGAACCGCTTATGCTGTTGTGTGATGTTCCCGCAGATTTCAAGCAAATCTTTTTTTCTGTCTATCACAAGATTTGTCTTGTCTTTAATTTGGTAATCGCCAACATCCAATTTTTGCCGGGTATAAGTAATTCCTAATGCGTCAAACTGGCGGCAAATCCTTGTCAGTTCGCTTTTATGTTCCCGTGTATCTATAATCAGTTCCATATAGCATTAGAACGGGATCGCATCGTCATCCGTATCAGGGACGCTGATAAAACCGGCGGGATCCACCGGCAGCGCGGCAGCGGGTGAAGGATTGCTAACCGGCAGAAGTTTATCAGCCGGGATTTTTGCGCCATCGGCAGCGGCATCATTGCAGAACCATCTCAGCTTATGCCGCTGATTGATTTTCCCGTTGTATTCTTCTTCAACGATTCCAAACACGCCGCCGATCTTCTTGTTCTTAAACTGGGCGCAAAACTTCGGGCCGTCACACCAATCAACAGTAAAGCCGGGATTGCTGTCTTCTACTGCCGTTATGAACGTCTTAAAGTTCTTTGTGCATTTTCCGTCATTGCCGACAGATACAATATAATTTGTTCCGGTGTTGGGCCATTTCTTATCCGGGCGCACATCAGCGGCGAAGGATTCAGAGAAGTATTCCGGCTGTCTATCATTCTTGGCAAAGTCAAACAGCACAACTAACATAGGTTTGCCCGTCTTGCTTTCGCGCTCGGCTACCTGTTTGATAATGATGTGATGCCCTCCAAGTTCTACCGGCGTAAAGTCGCCGCTTGTCTGTACGTTGTCAAAATTATTAGGTTTCTGCATTGTTTAACCCTCCTGTGTTATGCTTTCGGCTTTTCGCCGTGTTCAAATCTTGCCGAACGCGCCAATCTATACGCGTTTAAAATCTTCGGTGCGCCAGCACTATACCCTTTATCTTCGTGAAAAAAACAACCGGCTTCAGGGTATACAATGGTATCCGCGTCTTGTGTGCAATCATCAACGCGCCAACCGCGCCCGGAATACTCAATTCCGACTTTCCCGCAAGCCGGACATATACATGGTAAATACGGGCCGTCTGCGGCGGTTCGTGCAAATACCCAAAACGCATCTTCGCTCAATTCATTTTCCCAAGCGCCCCAATAATGATCGGGATTCGGGATTTCTCTTAATATCCAAATGCGTTCTGAATCCCATTTCAGCGTTTCGGCGAATAAATCAACTTTGATTTTAGAATCCGCATCAAATACGCCTTTTACTTCTACCCACAATTTAAAATCAGGCAGATAAAAATCAGGCAGATAATACATGCCGTTTTTTAACCGGAATCCTTCCGGCTCATAATCATAACGAATTCCAACCGCATCAAAGAAAAACGCCCATCTAGCTTCTAACCGACTGCGGAACCGATAGCCGTTATAATACGTTTCGATTGCCTTTATGCCGGTCATTGATTCGCCTCCATCCCGTAATAATCCCGGATCGCCGCGTCTACCGCTTTTAAATCGTTCGGAATCTCCAAATCAAACATTCCCTCCGGGCTTTTGGCGGTGCTGATGCCGTTGGACTGGGTATAGAATTTGTGATCCTGGCAATACAGAACGATGTCAAAGCACCCCTCAACCGTCAGTTTTTCATCAAGCATTTTTCCGATGGTTTTGCACTTCTCGCGCCCGTCCGAATCCGTTTCGGTGTGATGCAAGAAATAGACGATCTTGTCATCCTGTTCCAGTTCGTTAATGAAATGAATCAGATTACGGAAGTTCGCCGCCATCTGCACGAATTTGTCATAACCCTTTTCAAATGACCGGTCGAACAGCTCATTAACAAGCAAATACTGACTATCATCAATGGCTATCGACTTTGCGGTGCTTTTGGTTATGATGTTTTCAATCCATGCATATTTGCCCCGGTTCAATGTCGCATAATCTTTCGGCGGTTCTTTGGATGCTCCATATTTCGGAACCTTAACAACCGTGATATCAGACTTGAACGGAAGCCGCCCTTTTTCGACGGATATCACGCCGATTTCATCTGCCGTAAAGTTTTTCAGCGAATACGTTTTACCGGAACCGCTACGCCCCATAATTAAAACGGGTAATGCCATAGTTTAACCTCCTTGATTTTTTGTGTTATAATCAAGGCAACAAGGGCCGCCAACCTTTGTTACCTTCTAAGCGCGTCGGGCCGTTTTCCCGGTGCGCTTTTTCATGCTCCAGCTACCATCAGCATCAGACTAAACGCCGCGAAGACTGCCGCCAATGTGAAGAACTCGCCCATGCCAAGAACGAAATTCATCAGCGGGCCGGGGCCGTCCATTTCATCCATATCGTCATCCGGCAGATCGGGCATAGATAACCCTCTCGCGGGATCGCTTGTAATAGGGATATATTCCAGATGTGCCGGCATTCCCGGCAGACCGCATAACGCTTTATTCGCATTTGTCATCTTTGGTTTCCTCCTTCATTCCGTACATAAGCACCGAAAGCACCTGTTTCTTTTCGTCAACGCTTAACGTGTTATAGCGGATGACATCTTCCATTAACTCACTTCTAAGCA